CACACATCACCGGAAGCATCGCAACGCTTGGTCGGTTCTCGAGTGAGAAGTATCGGTAGAGATTACCTCGGTTGATTCCGAGCTCTACTGCCACTTCCTCTAGGGAGGTGTAGTCGAGCTTCTCCATCCTGGCTCGCAGCCAGTCCATTCCTGTTTTTTCGTTAGTCATTTTTTTCTCCGAATAGGTTTAGTGATTCTAGAATGTTTTTTCTTTCCCGTTTGATAACTACAGGGTCACTTTCTTTTGCTGGCGGATCACACGCAAAAACGCTATTAGAATCTTGTACCTGAAGTCCTAGGTAGTTTGCTTTATCCACTAGGTCCTCAATTAACTCGGATAGGTTTGCGATCCTTTCGTACGCATCATCTACAGAAGCCGCTTCAAAGTCAGAAACTTCAAAAGTTATCTCTGCATCGGTTACTTTAATTGTCACTTTTTTTACCTTACTTCCTTCGTCATTGTGTAGGTGTCCCGTGTTCGCAAGTGCCGGGACAACGCGCCTCCAAAAAGTCTGGGACTAACTAAGGAGAAAAACTCCCAGACCGTGCGATTCGCCTTAAGGCTTACGCCGCTACTTTAGCGGTTTGCTCTTTCGGCTTATAGTCATTGTATACACGTCCTCGCCGATGTGTCAAATTAACAACTCGGGCTGGCCGGTAGATCCGTGGGAGCAAGTTAGTTCCTCGCCCTCTACTGTGGGTTTTACTCACCCTATTACCTCCATCCTTCACGAAGTTCGATTAGTTCAATTATGCGGTCCTCAACGGCGCCGTCCGGGATTTCAACTTCCTGGCCGAACTTCTCCAACTTCTCTGGGGCGAACCCCAGCATTAGTAGCAGGCCTAGGTAGTTAGCGGTTGTGTCTGGTGTGTTATGCGTGTTTGTCATATCTTTATTTAAACACGGGGTACTGACATTTTGAGGTGGCCGACCAAAAAACTTTTAAATTAAGTTTGCACGGAACGATTCCGCGGCCCTCGGCAAAACCCCTTATTATTTTTTCTGGGATGTGTGGTGGCACCGCACTTGGACAAAACAAAGCCCCCCATAAGGGGGGCATTTGCTCGCCATCTTTACAGCTCTAGCAAGTACGGCTTTTTGTAAGTTCCGATGTGGATACTTATGTACCAGCCAACATCGAAGTAGTCGACCTGCGGGATACTGCGATCGTGGTTGCCGTTATTCATAGCGGCAATAAGTTCGCCGACTACCTCCATTGGGTAACCAGAGAAGTGCTTGTGGTACCAGTAAGGATTGACATCAATATCTTTAGTTATGTATTGAGCATCTTGACCGGTCTCTTTGGCTGTTTCCAGCAGGTTTTCGTAAAAGTCAATCGACCCTTCCGAAATTTTAAGTACCAGTGTGCTGTGGTTGTCCACTGATAACGATCCTTTCAGACCGTGCTTTTTGAGAACGCTCTTAACTTGCGGAGCTATCTTTGCTTTCTTTTCCTGTGTCATGTAAGCCACGGTGGCCTACCTCCTTCCGTTATAAATTCATCATACACTTGCCCACTGACATTTTTAGCATCATCTACTAATTATTTTTTAATGCCGGCTGCCTGGGAAATACTGAACGAATTTTTTTACCTCGGGGCGGCTAAGCCGGGTTGTCAGCTGAGCCGGCCAGCTGCAGCCAGCTATTATTTTTTCCGGCTACCGGCTAGCTGTAGGGGAGGTAAAAATTTGTGGATAAGTTACGGTTTATGGATTTTTAAGCTGCTTGAGCTTAGCCGGCGACTTCCGAGCTACGGGCTGCTTATTATTTTTTCCTGAACCGGGGCGGGCGTACCCAGGCGTACCCACGTACCCAGGCGTACCCAGGCAAAATCCCCTTTAGGCAATGGGCTAAAGCAGGCCGTTAAGATTTTTTAAAAAGAGGCAAAAAGCCTTAATTTTTATTCTTATTATTTTTTCTGATCCGGCTGTACCGGCTGCGGAATTAGTCGTCCGTTTAAACGAAAAAACCCCAGACCTTGTGGGTCTAGGGCTTGTCCGTTGTTTCCGCCTTCCCGGTTGGAAACACTTCTAGCTTACCACGGTTGGCTTAATAAATCAAGGGCAGGCCGCTATTTATTTTTTACCTCGTCAGCTGGGATTGAATCCAATCCGCTGGCCGTTAGCATGTGGAGCAGCTCAAGGGCTGCGTTTGCCCTGGCCGTTACCCGGATATGCTCCTCACGGGTTTTGGCTAAAGGAATATCAGCTGTAAGCTCGCCGCTTAGCTGAGTAATCGCTTCTATAATTTTTACCACCGTTTAGGCCTCGCCGTCTTTTTCAGGCAGGCCGTTTGGTTTTTTTACCTCGGCGGTTGAATTTTCAACTATTTCTGCGTCAATAATATTGTTTGTGTCAACCAGCTGGGACGCGACGTGAGCTGCTCCGGAAGCAAGCCGCTGCAACCGTTCGGCAACAATGACATGGGCAGGCCGCGCATCGTTAACCTCAACATCAACCAGAAGTTCCGAGCCGCCTCGCACGCCGGCACGGTCAAGGATTTCGGTAGCCGCTTTGAGCTTGACCGGTTCGGACTCAGCATTTTCCATCATATCTTCAAGAACATCAACGGCGTACGGTGCGGCTTGGATCAACTTGCGACGGGCACGCTCTACGTCCTCGCCTGGTTTCCGTTGAGTCTTAAGGTGTGCTCTGCACAGGCCGTCATCCTTGACACGACCCGATGCCCATAACATACAGCGCAGGCCGTCTGACTTCATAATGCGGCACCGTGTTGGGAGAACTGCCGGTTGCTTCTTGTTGCTGGCCGTTGGTTCGTTTTGTTCGGTCACCCATTTTCGAGTAGCTCCGACAACCCACGGTGGAACAATTTGGCAGGCCTGTTCATCAATTAAAAGATCAACACCGGTTAAGTAATCGGAGTTATTATTTTTAGGATCCGTTAGGACAGGCCGCTTCTCCGCCAGGGAAAGGACTCGCCGTTCGCGCATTGACTCTGCGGACCTGGCCGCAATGAGTCCGGTGGCCGAGCCGGTCGCATCATAGACCGGGTCCCAATTTAATTTGGCTCGCCGCAGTGTGCCACGGTTTTCGTAGTTGTCCTCGCACACGCCGCGTTCGTGCTCTATGATACCAAGTTCCGAAAGGTCAGGCCGCAGGTCAAGCGGAGTGTCTAAATGTGGTTCGCGATCCGTTGGATCGTCTATCGAACCTTCCGGTTCAAATTTAATAACTTCGGACATTTGGGCCTTCGGTGTCGGTGGTGGAGGTAAAAAATTGTGGAAAGGTGTCCCACATCGTGAAGTTGTTCATAGGTTGTTCAAGCTCAGCCGGCGGGGGTTTGAGGTAAAAATATTAAATTTTCCCGATGATGCGATGATGCAGGCCGCTGTTGCGGATTGCGCAACCTTTAACTTTTTTTACCTTTACTCTGGCTTTCTCTTTACTGGGGCTTTCTTAGCTGTGGGCTTTGCCGGGGTTGCCTTTTTCTTGACCGCTGGGGCTGGTGCCTGATTTGGCTTGCCGTCATTGACCAGGCCGTCTCCGTCTCCGTCACGGGGGGTGATGTAGATATCTGGGGCGGTGGTCTCGCCGGCTAGGGACGGACCTGTCCGGCCTGTGGATGCTGAGGCAAAGGATGTTAGGACGGAAATCAAGGCCGCACCTGCAGCTACAGTTGCTGCGTCCAGGGTGGAGGCGGTAAACACGCCGGCGGCGTCTGCGCCGATGGTGGCTAAAAGGGTCTGGGCAAAGGTCTTAATTGCCCGTTCAGCTACGGCTACTAGGAAGTTGGTGCTATACATAAATAATTCCTTTTGTCAAGTCCAACACGTGTCATAGTTATAACAAAAGGATAACGGTTTTATTTTTGGACGAAAAAATGGCGCGTGGAGAGAGAGCCGTACCATTTCGGCCCTTCTATAAATAGAAATAAGATATTTGCTAATAAGTATCATAGAACTTTATTAGTTAAAAACTGTTTCTAAATTATATTTTTAAGTTCCTAATTTTGCGGTGTGTCACCTGAACGGTTGCGTCAACCCAGATTTTGAATCCGTTTTCGATGGCGGAGTAGCACCAAGAAAAATCCTCACCGACCATAAGCTCAGGTCGCTCGTCCCCCCGATTTAGTCGTGCAAGTTTGAACCAAGGGCGAGGCATTGACTCAAAGACACCTGACTTAATGCAGACAAATCCGAACCCAACTGCACCTGCTTGGAATGTCTTTTCTAGGAATTTGACGTTGGCTTTTTCTAGCCGAACGAACCCATTGACAACTTGGACTGGCACGCTCTTTTCGTCATCCAAAAGGTAGAGACCGGATACAACGTCAAGATCTGCAAAATATAACTTTAGGAAATCTTCAGGTGTCCAAACAATGTCAGAGTCAATCCAAAAGATTTTGTCGTAAGTGAACCTGCCACCAGCAATCTGCTTTTTGTCGTATCGAAGTTCCCTTCCACCCATGGCGGTTGCTTCTCTGGCGTGGGGTACGAAAGATGAGTACTCCGAAAGAAAGGTAAACAAGATGCCCTCATCTACCAATCTCTCACAAGTAGCCATTAGAGCTTTGACATACTCCGCATCCATGGAAAACCCTGGCGTGGCGATAACCACGTTGTAATGTTTCACCGAGATAAGTACAGGACTCGGTCGGTACAGGCAGCAAACTCTGCTTCCTCTAGGTGAGGAAATTCCATACTTACAAAACCCTCACCGTCAGGATATTGCGTCAACCCAAAACTCATCCCAGTTTCTTTCTCAAAGATTTGAATAGCATCTTTCTCATCTGCCTCTATGATGTATGCACCATAGAAATCCAAGTCCTTATTCCAGTCTTTGAAACTGTTTCGGTTGAACACAACTGTCCACGTCATTAGTTTCTATCTTTCTTTCCGCGTGCAATGTTTTCACAATGCTCGTATGACCGGATTATCCTGTCCAAAGTTTGATCACTCCGACCCATCATTTTTTCAGACTGGACTTGTTTCTCTCTCATCCGCGTAATTGACTCGCGAATCTCGTTAGCAATTTTGTTCCGCCAGTAAAGCTCTTCGCTTAGTGGTTCGTAGTTTTCTACATCCACGGCTAACGCTTCTTACCCTTGTGAGGATAGCCAGTCTTTTTCTTGTTCATAGATCCTGGAATTTTGAACCCGCCCTTGTTAGGCGTGTTCTTTTTCCGAATCTCTAATGCTTCAAGAACCTTGTCGTAATGCTTTCCCATAACTACCTGTTAACTCCTTCTCGTTCTTCTCTGCAATCTTGGCATAGAAAAGCATCATAGCCTGTTGCGTAAGAAGTCGGCACTCCTTGTTGAGTAACCGGAACTACGTTCACAATCGAATCTAGACTGCCACAAGAGTCGCACTTCAACTCTGCTGTCCAAGTAATTTTCTTAGGCGGATCCATAAGAGCCAAAGCTGTAATTCCACGGGTCAAAGCGTGTAGTCCTGCTCCACCTGTTGTCTTGCATAGGAACGGACGAACATCTTCTGAATGTAGAACTGGTCTAAGACCTTTACATTTGCAATCTATTCGTATTGTTATGCAGACCCAGCCTCGGTCGGTAAGAGAGTGCCTAGCTTCTGGGTGTCCGCAAATACAAATATTTTTGTTATTTCCTTTATCTCGCCTAAGACTTTGATCAATCTCAATTGCTTCTTCCAAAGAAACACCTAGGGCTTCTAAGGCATTTTGCGCACTAACGCTCTGGGCTTCACTCATTTCCTATTCCTTCATCTCTTAATTGTTGGGCTAACTTGGCAAAACTGGTATCGGTCTCATATTTCATACTCAACTCTTTGTGTAGCTCTATAAGCACTTTTAACTGCTTCATTCTCTGATACCAACGAAAAACAAAAATCGCAGTGAACGCACCAAGAAATGCTCCGAAGAACGAAACCAAAA